ACTCAACGTTTAAAACAAAAGTTAACTAAATAGGAATTTTTGCATTGACAATTAACTAAAAGTTAACTATAATGAAATTAACCTCAAGTTAACAAAGGAGATGATAATAATGGAACTTGAAAAGCTTAAAGCAATTCGAGAGTCTGCTAAGATGACATATCAACAAGTAGCGGATAGTGCTGGATTGACTAAAGAACACTACTGGATGATAGAAAACGGAAAAAGAAATCTATCATATCAAAATGCAGTAAAGATTGCTATGGTGTTCGGAAAAGAACCTGATGATATTTTTTTGCCTACGGAGTTAACTAAAACGGAACTGGAGGTGACATTATGAGACAGCTGCAAATTTTCAATTTTGAACAAAATGAAGTTCGAACAATCTTAGTAAACAACGAACCGTTTTTCGTAGGAAAAGACGTTGCTGAAACTTTAGGTTATTCCAATACTGCAAAAGCAATTCGTGATCATGTGGATATAGAGGACAGAAGGTCAGAACGAATCGTTCACCCCTCAGGAGGTACACAGGATTCAGTGGTAATCAACGAATCAGGGCTATACAGTTTAATACTTAAATCCAAGCTTCCGAATGCTAGAAAGTTCAAACGATGGGTTACAAACGAAGTTTTACCATCTATCAGAAAACATGGTGCATACATGACAGATGATGCCATGGAAAAAGCTTTAACTTCACCAGAGTTTGGAATCAGGTTATTAACAGAACTGAAAAATGAGCGTGATCAAAAAGAACAAGCTCAACAGCAATTAAAGGCTCAGGAGCCACAAGTTGTTTTTGCAAAATCAGTTGAGGTATCACAAAACTCGGTAGCTGTAAAAGTTTTAGCTACTATATTAAAGCAAAATGGCGTAAGTATTGGACAAAACAGAATGTTTCAATGGTTGCGTGAGCATAAGTATCTTTCATCTCGACCAGGAAAATCTTGGAATATGCCAACTCAAAAGAGTATGGATAAAGGCTTGTTCGAATTAAAAGCAAATACTTACTTCCATAATAATGGTGTTCCAGAAACGAACTACACACCACTTGTGACAGGTAAAGGGCAAATTTACTTTGTAAACAAATTCAAAAATGAATTTTTACGTGAGGTGGCAAAATGAAAGACAAACCACAAACAATCAAAGCAAATATTGATTCTGGATTTCTTAAACGGTATATCGAAATGATTGTTCCAGCAATCAAACGTAAATTTAATATTTCTATCGGTATTGAAGGCGAACTGTTTACAAACACTGGCGGTGTTGAAGAAATCATTATTCGTTTCTTGGCTACTGATGAAGTAGCGCAGGACATTTATTCATATATCGATGAGAAATGGCAGTTCGCCTCAACACCAAAGCTTATTGCTTAATTTCATTTTAAGTAATTATTGACCGTTTGGGCTAATAACAAAAACGAATATAAGGAGTGATAACGTGCCGAAGACAGCAAAAATTGGACGATCTTTAAAGCTAGCATTATTTCTTTCGAGTAAACGTCAGAAAGAATTAGCCATCGACGCCAAAACACCAAATGCAACAGTAAGTGATCATTTTAATGGAGCCAACGTCAATATTGACAAGGCAATCGAGTATCTAGAGGCAATGAAAGAAAATGGGTATCAAGCTACTGATGAATTAACAGGAGACATCAGTTATCAATACTTAGGATTTTTCAAATCAATGGATGGCCAGCTGGCAGATGTCAAATCAACGAATGATCTAGAAATTTTTCAAGAAATCGAGTCAAACGAGAGGAAAGAACGGAAGAAAGTAGTCCAAAGAATCGTAGCTGAATCACAGGTGAGAATGCTGACTGATGTCGAAAGAACTGAACTTAGAAATTACACAGATGAGTTTCTGGATGAAATTATCGTAGAAATGGCGATCGTTTTTTCTATCTTGAAGATTTTGAACGTCACCATCCAAGAGGCTATTAAAGAGAGAATGCCTCTCTGGATCAAAAAAAGATATATGAGGGGGTAACCACAATGAAAATATCTCAAATGAAGAATGTTGTGCCACTTGAGAGAAAAAATGAAGCGTTTGAGGTTGAGTGGAAGAAAGCGAAAGAAATCGCTGATTATCTTGGTATTTCAAGACCGACGTTATCTAAATTAACACATAGGGATGTTGATCCGATTCCTTTTTCAAAACTTAGCGGGATTCTTCAATATGATCTGCATAAGGTTAAGGAATGGGAAGAACGCAATAGAACTTTTAACTATAAGGAGGCGTAATTATGAAACGTTCAATTAAAGACACTTTGACCGTAACTGTACTTTTGTTTTTTGTAGTAGCTTTCACAGCAATCCACATTGTAGCAGGACTTGTATTAGTTTTCTTATGGGGCTTCGCCAATGTTGTTTACGATTTAGCTGCAAAAGATTACCAAGACAAAGAAAAAAGACTTGCTAGCCGTCCAAAGCAATAGCAAGTCACAAGAAATTCTTTTGAAAATATCTTTGTCTCCATTTTAAAACAGAAAAGGAGAAATGACAATGAATTCTTTCGAGAACGCATTAGATCAGTATCTAACAACACCGGGTTGGGGACAGCCGACTCAAAGAGAGGAGCCAGAAAACGATGAGTAAATCAACTCTTGAAATGACTCATGACGAGTGGTTGTTGGATCGCCGAAAAGGCATAGGCGGTTCAGATGTCGCTACAATCCTTGGGTTAAACAAATGGAAGTCGCCTTATCAATTATGGCTAGAAAAGACTGGTCAAATTGATTTAGAACACACTGAGAGCGAACCAGCGTATTGGGGAAATGTTCTAGAGGAAGTTGTTGCTAAAGAATTTCAAGAACGAACAGGCAAAAAAGTGCGTCGACGAAATCAGGTGTTCGAGCATCCGTTACATCCGTTCCTACGAGCGAACATCGATCGGGATGTTGTTGGGGAAAATGCTATTTTGGAATGTAAAACAGCAAATGCTTTCCTTGGTAAAGAATGGGAGGGCGAAGAAGTTCCTCTGAGTTATTTGTGTCAGGTTCAGCATTACATGAACGTTTTAAACAAAAAATATTGCTACATTGCCGTTTTGGTCGGTGGACAAAAGTTCATTTGGAAACGAGTTGATCGTGATCAAGAATTGATTGACATGATCACCGAACGATTAGTTAGTTTCTGGGAGGAAAATGTTTTAGCTGGCAAAGAACCAGAAATAGATGGTAGCGAAGCAACGTCAGACTTTTTAAAAGATCGGTATTCGGAACTTGATGAAACAGAAACCACATTGCCATCTTCATTTGATGATTTAGTTGACCAAAAAAGGGAACTTAAGAAAGCAAAAAAGGAGATCGAAACAGCCATTCGCCAGGTGGATAACGAAATCATAAGCGAACTTGGCAAAAGAAATGCGAGTATCGGTATCGCTCCAAAGAACATTGTTTCTTGGAAGTTAGTATCCACTAGAAGAATGAACGGCAAGAAACTTGCTGAAAAATATCCCGAAGTAGCTAAAGACGAAGAAATCTATAACGTTACTGAATCACGAAGACTTACAGAAAAGGAGATCAAATAATATGGCCACAAATGATGCATTAAAGAATCAGTTAGCAGAGAAAAACACCCAGTTAGTCGATCCTTCGAAATTAGGATTCAAAGCACTGATGAGCACGCCTCAAATGAAGAAGAAGTTCACAGATATCCTTCACGAAAAATCAGATTCATTCATGGGATCACTCATGACACTTGTTGGTGGTGATAATTATCTTTCTCAAGCGGAACCAATGACAATTATTGCATCAGCGCTAAAGGCAGCTACTATGGACCTGCCGATTGATAAGAACCTTGGTTATGCATATGTAGTTCCGTTTAATCGATATGAGAAAAAAGGTAAGAATTGGATCACGCACAACGAAGCCCAATTCATTCTTGGATACAAAGGATATATTCAGCTAGCACAAAGAAGTGGGCAATACAAAGCATTGAATGCTTTGGCAATTTATGAAGGTCAACTAATTGACTGGAATCCGCTGACCGAAGAATTTACCTTTGATTATAAAGGTAAGGTATCCGATGAAGTTATAGGTTATGTAGGATTCTTTGAATTACTGAACGGCTTTAAAAAGACAGTTTACTGGACCAAGCAAGAAATTGAGAGTCATCGTATTAAGAATTCAAAAAATAAGGACAAAGAGAAATTAAGCGGGGCATGGGTTGATAATTACGATTCAATGGCCATTAAGACTGTACTGCGAAATCTTTTATCAAAATGGGGATTACTTTCAGTTGAAATGCAAACAGCAATCACTTCAGATGAGAAAGTCTTTCGAGTGGACGAAAACAACGATTTAATTGAAGAAACTGATCTATCGGATATGGAGCCGATGCCACAGGATCTTAAAGAAGCAGAAAAAGTTGTTGATGATCCGGTAACAGATGAAGGACAAGAATCATTGTTTGATACATCAAATCCACCACTAAACCAATAATGAGGGAGTTAAACTCCCTCTGATTAGGAGGAATAAGCGTGGCAAGACCAACGAAGAAAGGTCTTGATTATTTTCCTCTGGATGTCGATTTTTTATCAGATTTAAAAGTTCGAAGAATTATTAAAGCATGCGGTAAAGAAGCCGTTCATATACTGGTCGCCCTGCTGGCTAATATTTATCGTGATGAGGGGTATTACGTTTTGTGGGATGACGACCTTGCGTTCTTAGTGGCTGACGAAGTTGGTACGAAGGAGGGCACAGTTGAAGAACTGGTTAGAAAAGCCGTGCAAGTAAAATTCTTTGATAAAGATATTTTTGATAAATACTCCGTATTAACTTCTAAAGGAATTCAAAACAGATACATTCTAGCCACTAAGGAACGTAAAAAAGTTGAGCTTGAATTTAAGTATTTGCTGACAAATGAAGTTAATCGGTCGAATATCTCGATTAATGGGCGGAATAACTCAGTTAATCAGGGGAATAATCAACAAAGTAAAGTAAAGGAAAGTAAAGAAAAGGAAATAAAAGAAGATGCTACTGCGGGCGAGAGTGCGTCCCTAGAAACTTTCCAAAAATTATGGCTCTTTCCAAATGTTGTACAGGTCGAAGATCTGCTTAATCTGGTGGATATCTATGGCGATGAACTTGTAGAGGCTGCTATTAAACTTGCTGGTAGTAAAGACGTCCCTAAGAATAGAGCTATTAGCTTTTTAACGGCATCTTTACAGGAATGGGCAGATGCTAACGTTAAAACGATCGATCAAGCGAGGGATTATCAACGAACTAGAGGCGCTAAGAAACAAGGCTATAATCAAAAGCCACTACGTGAGGAAAAACTACCTGATTGGGCTGTAAACGAACAGGGGGAAGAACAGTTATCACCTGAGCGTCAAGCAGAGCTTGATGCAAAACTAGCAGCATATCTAAACAAAACGAAGCATTGAAAGGAGCAGATTGCTTGAAAATCGTCATACCGATCACACCAAAACCTCAATCAAGGCCGAGGTTCACCAAGCATCGTAAGACTCCCTATGAGGAATCAGCGATGAAAGCATACAAAAATGCAGTCAAATACCATGCTATGTCAACAAGGCCGCGGATGATTGAGAAAGGCCCTGTGATGATCGATATTTGTTTCTACGTATATCCACCAGCCTATATCTTGAAAGTGAAGAAAAACAGGACTTTGCTAGAAGAAGAGACTATGTATTGCGATAAGAAACCAGATATCGATAATTATTTCAAAGCAGTGACGGATGCGGTCAACGGTATTTTGTATAAAGACGATGGCCAAATCGCTGTCAATATCTGCCGGAAAGTATATAGCTTCAATCCTCGAACAGAAATTGAAATTAATCCACTTTAGGAGGGACCATCAATGAGAAGCAGAAGCATTAAAGCGCCATTCGAAGATTTTGGAGAATATGAATCAGCAAATGTTCAAGAAAAAGGATCTGTAAAAGTTGGTGAAAGCTACATCTGCACTCCGGGAAGACCTTTTTCAGGTCAGATAAGAGCGCAAGTAAGTCGAATTTACAAGAATTCAGCACGAGTAAGAATCCTCAGCTGTATTGAAGAAAAAGATGATGAAATACAACGAAATCTTAACGATGTGACTGTAGTAAGTCTTAAGAAAATCCACGAAGTCTGCTAGAAGCGAGGTGGACTTACTTGCAAGAAAAATTGATCAACAGGACATTACTTGAACTACAGGACCATTTAAGCGCAGATCAACTGAGACGGCTAAAAGATGTTTTAACAATTGAGTGTTCAAAATATCTAATTACTGAACAGAAAAATGAGGTTGCGATATACGATGAAACATCTGATATCGCTGCATATAAGCAATTCTTCGTTTCCAAGAAGCTGCAGGGGCTTTCAAGCGGAACTTTGAATCTTTACATGCAGACAATCAATCTCTTCATGAGAAGCGTTAGAAAGCCATTCAGTGATGTCACTACGAACGACATTCGATTGTTTATTGCCAACAGGGAAATGAGCGATAGGGTTAGCAAAGGCACTCTTTCAAGGGAACGGGGTTGTATTGTCCGATTCTTCAAGTGGTTATGCAACGAAGAATATATTGCAAAAGATCCTGGAACAAGAGTAGAGAATATCAAAGTACCAAAACGAAAGAAACAGGAATTCAGCGAGTTAGAAGTTGAAAAGCTGCGATCAGCAACAGCAAATTCTAAAGAAGCGCTAGTAATAGAATTGCTGCTAAGTACCGGGTGTCGAGTCTCAGAATTAGTTTCTCTCAATTTTCGTGATTACGATCAAGAAAATGACTCAATCACAGTGATTGGTAAAGGCAATAAGCAGCGAACGCTATACTTGAATGCAAAAGCGAAGATGGCGTTAAATCATTATCTGAAAGACGTGCCACATATCACTGGACCATTGTTCTTTGGACAGACATTGGGCAAGGAAATGACATCAGCAGGAGTTCAGAAGCTAGTAAAGCGTTTGGGCTTTCGAGCAGGTGTGGCAAATGTCCATCCGCATAGATTCAGACGTACTGCAGCCACATTGGCAAGAAGACATGGAATGCCGATTGAGCTAGTGATGAACTTCTTAGGCCATGAAAGCATAGATACAACGTTGAAATATTCGATGATTGGCGACGAGGAACTCAAGTTGTCGCATCAAAAATTTGTTAGTTAAGAATCGGAAGAAGGAGATTATTTCATGGGAGATATGGCTGAATACTGGAAAGATGTGAAGCCTTACCTGAAAGAGCGTAGAACGCAGCACGTTAATCGCATGGGTAACTCATCATTAAAAAATGTTGCAGCTTTAGGTTTTGAATTTAAGCATTATCCAAATAATCATCAATTTGCGATCAATACGCCGAAAGGCACGATTGATTATTGGGGAACAACTGGTACTTGGATAGATCGTAAAACGAAAAGACGTGGCAAAGGACTGCATAGTTTAAGGAAATACGTTAGCGGCAGTTAGTCAGTAATCGGAAGAGATAGCAAACTAGGAGGAAACATTATGAAAATAGAAAACTCAGCACTACCAGAAAGTGGATACATTGAAAAAGTAATCGATGTTGAAAAATTAGAGAGTGGAAATTATCAAGTGACTGCTCGTGCTTTTCCTACAAGAAAAAGGAAAGTCCAAATTATTACTATGGAATTTTCTCAAAATGGGTTTAATGCATTGGTTGGCTCATTGATGGCTATGTCGCAAGGAAGAGACTAATTCCACTATCCACCAAAATAACCAACTAGAAAGGAGACGGAAAATGAAATTTTTAGATCTGTTCGCAGGTATCGGTGGTTTCCGTCTTGGAATGGAAC